GTCTCTTTTAAACAGAAAGTTCCCTAAAGTGATGGTGTGCAGTTGGTGACTAGACTGCCGTTGCAAAGGGCCGTAGCAACACAGGCCTTATTGGTTTGTCTTGTCTTTTGGGTTTAGTTGATTTCAGGATCTTTAGGTCAAATTCAAGTTCGAATCCTTGGTACTTCCTGAACACGAGTGGAGGATAATCGAGTCTCGTGGCATTGCGGTAGTCCGCCTTCATCGTATACATTGTGCTATATTCACGGTACTTATTTGGAATAAAAGCTTCTAATGAAGGAATGGACATTGGCTCTATTACTCTACTGGTTTGAAAATATGTTTCCACGTCAAGCTGAACAGACGGTGGTATACCAAATTTTCTAAACATGAGTTCTCTAGATCCAAACCCTGGGATGGTTCTGTGTAATTTATTTTCATCTCTCATTGCTTCAAGCAATTTATCACGTTGGTAATAGTCGAGTGTCCGATCAGTCTGAAGAAATCGTTCCATATCCGCTCTCACCCACCGTGTAACACGAAGAGCCCAATGCGCCATTTCTGACACAATCGGGCAACCTGGGTACTGGTGTGCATAAGAGAGAGCTTTCGCTCTAAGCATGAGACATAGCTTCCGCATTTTAGCTGACTTGTACTGCTGGCCGGTCCAGCCAAAAGAAAGCAATACTTTAATCGGATCCGTGATGTTAATCAAGTCGATTTCATGAAATATAATTCCACAGAATGAGGCCTCAGATAAGTCCGTGTGAACATCCAACTTAATCGTAAGCCCCAATTCCGCAAAGTCTTTTGTGGTGGGCGGGGTACCCATCATTGAGAAGATTCCATCATCACCCTCAACGAAACCCCGTACGTGCCGGCATCCGACACGACTCGCCGTGAATAGCATAAACATGTAGTTGGAGAACCCATTCCCCAATGACGTACACATTTCTCCAGACATCCTGGTTGCTTCCACCACAACTGAAAAGAATTTAAATCGGCACTTGTTCGTACCAGCCAATACTGTCAATAATAATTTTGAAAATTCATTGAAATTTGGCAATTTTTGTGTCATATACATATAAAGTTCCACTTCAACGGCAAGCATTATTTCACGAGTGAATTGGCTCTCAAAAGCCGTGTAATCCGTCGCGACATACTTCGCACCGGCCCGAGACAGTCCTGCTAAGATAGTCTTCGGTCGTTCTGCTACCGGTACGTGTTTTATGAAGGGGTTGATATCATCAACTGTTAGCTCGTATACGACATCCTCAATTAATTTAAAGATCGGTCCAACTGCGCACTTAAATTCATCTGACCTGGAATAGATTCCGCGCGCGTGTTTCCAGTCAGTATATGGTTCATCTTTAACGAAGCAGTTGCATTCGCGCGTCTTTTCTCCGCGTCTAGTTTGATCTAGAATGCTAACAAGCTTGTTCCATTTTTGTTTCAGTTCAAGCTTCCGCTTTTCACTGTACGGTGTCCTCTCAATCCATGTTTCAAATGAGATATCGCTGTCGGGACTGAGCGGATCTAAATGTTTTCGACAGAATCTCCTTACGAATTTCTTTAGCGCCCGTAGAAGGCGCCTTTGAGGTATTGAGTGTTTTGAGGCTATTCGTTTTCTACACCCAGCCGCTGCGGTTATAGGATCGTACAAATCCGGTCTTGGTAATGCTGCACCATGATAGTGACAACCCAAGGACACAGCCACGACGGGCCGCCTAAGCTCGTCAAAAGGCCGTATCGGTGAAAATTTTACATTGTCCTTAATTTCACCAATCTTCGGAAGTGGGATTTCTCCATACCTATAACCATAGCTGTAAACGCGCATTACAGCCGCATCGGCCCTCGCCGATGAAAAGCTCCAATCGACGAGGCGTTGTACATGTGCATCCACATCGCGTGTGCTACGATTACTGCATTATGTGCAACATACATACCTTTGAAACAGGCAAATCGACTAATGGAAACAGTCGATACACGCCCCACAGCAGAGTTATATGATTTAAATGCCTCCTCAGGCGTTAAATTCATAGGGGCGTTGGCCACATGAAACAATTGGGCCACAATTTCAAATGAAACATCAAACTCTTTCGTGTAATTGATCCATCTATTTACATAACGGTCGTATTTGAATGTCCCATACAGGGGATCGTGATGCTCAACTGCGACAACACGGTCACGATCAGTCCTCAGGTCCCCGTGTTTATCGTCGATGAATCGCACAAAATATACATGAGAAACATCACCTTCACCGAACCATGATGCTCTTTCAAAAACCACACATCTCACAATATCAATGAGATACAAAATCACAACAAGTGTGGTGGTTGACAATATGGACAAAAATAACCCACTGGTCATTGCCAAGAAGAATGGGTATTTAAATAATACAATATACAGGGTCATCAGTACAATAAGACTTCCAAGTCCGAATAATAGGATAATAAGGTATAACCACCAATTACGTCTGAAAATTCGTGACCAAGGACCGAGGTCTTTGCGATAGTCATAATCTGTTTCACTAAAGGTAACATCGAACTGCCCCAACTGGTCGGTAATCCACTTATGTTGGACAGGATCAATTGCTGGGGCCACGCTAATATCATATCGTGATGATTGGGGCCGTATGTCTTTAGCCTCCATTGTTTGATCGCTCCGCGAGCTAGTTTCCCAGCTGTCAACATCGGATTCATTATCATGCTGGGCTTCTCGATGTGCATCTCTCTCGCCATTGAGTCGAGCAAGTCCGTCTGCGATAGACTTGCCAACGAGAGCATTGTTTTTGGCGGAACGAGTCCCTTTGCCACGAGAGCTGCGCGGAGCACTGCGTCCTCGAGAAGGGCGAGGATGTGAGGATACATCACTATGTGTTGAAGTAGGCGTAGAAGACCCAGATCCACGCTTTCTAAACTGGCTATGATTTTTACCTCCTCGTCCATTATTTGTGGCACGTTCGTCTTGTGAATGACTATTTCCGACTGGAGCATCAGAATGACGTTTGGCCTTGGGGTCTGCATCAACACGACCGGGTCTATGATCTTTCTCTGGAGTTGGCTTGACAGAGTTATTGTTATTGTTGGAAGATCGTTGTTTTGTGATTGGTTGTTTGATGACAGGTCTATATTCTGGGTCTCGTTGGCCCACAGATTTTCCTTTGGTTGATTGGGTGACAGCATTTCCATTAGATGTTCTCTTGATTGCTGATTTTTGTAAAACATCTTGCTGTGATCGAACCCTTTCGTCGGCAATGAGCTGCTGCTTAACTTTTGCGATCCTAAGTTCGGCTTGTTCTGCGTCAACGAATTGTTGTTTAATGACCGATCGCTTGGCAGCTTCGTGACGGTCTTGTTTTGAATTGGCTTCGGCTCGAGATATTTGCCGAAGCTGTTGCTCAAGGGCTCTGGGTGAGATCCCTCTTTCTCCGGCGACGCGCCTGATGACCTGCGCTTGTGCTCTAACGCGGTCTGCAATTTCTTGGTCATACGGTCCATGTCCTTCTCGTGCGAGTCTTTCTCGCTCTTCAACTTCGACATCAAGTTCGATATTGTGTTCATCGACTGAAGGTATTTCTCTCTGGTTTCCACCAACTCCTGACTCTGATTCAAATTTGTCAGGTTTGGCAACTCCATTAGAGTTAGTATGTGATCCTGTTGTTTCAGGGTCAATTGTGGGTAATGTAACTTCCACTTTTCCACCATCTTTAGTATCTCGTAATAGTGGTATTCCTTCGCTTCCGGTATCTGCGGGTTTTGTAATTGGACTTGTTGTTTGTTTGTTGTCATCCATTTGAAAACCGTAATGTTTCGGAAGGCCTCATCCTAGCAATAGCACCTCGGTGCTCCAACTCGCTTATCTGTTGGCTTTGCTGCGGACGATCGAGCTGATCGACACGATTCCGGGCGGGCCACGTGGTTGCATGATGATTCCAACTCCTGCTCGTATTGTTTTGAGCAGTGCAGTCGTCATTATCAACTATGTTATCCCCGTGCTCTTGGCCCGGAACCGGCGGTGTCGCTCTCACGTCGGCTTTGAGCTCGCTATGAGGCTCCATCACATACGTGATTAAGGATATAACTGGTTTTATAGTTCCCGTGTTATATAACGGAACTGTGTTGGTTTGTGCCGTACACATGGCACAAACCGGGCAAGGGCGGGCATTTCAAAGCGGTCCCTGCATTGCACGGTCGAACAACGTGCACCCCTTCGGCGAGTGCGCTTATACAAGCGCCGATGCGGCCATTGTGATCAGCCGCACGACTGTATCGAACCCTAGGGCTAATACTTGCCGGTTCGTAGTATACAGTTTCGAACCTCCTGGAGGCGAATCTATGCCAAATCGGATATAGGCATTGGAACCACCGACCGTCGTCGTGGTGTTTCCGTCGACAAAATCCAACAGCGTAATAAAAGCCTGTTGGGCAAAGTCGGAGATATTTGCAAAGATGTCCGGTGATGTCGCTAAGACAGTGTTAACGGACGCAGTGTTTGTTTGAGCAATGAAACACTCATGTTTGCCAGGGGGGATGGCAATGTATTTGTTGCCATCAGAGTCAGTTATCAATGGATAATTGAGCTCCTCGCCGGTGTCTGTGACTGCACTCAGTTGTAGATCGTTAAACCCTCCCAACGGCGTGGTTGTGCTAGTTGCGTTTTGGAGGTTAAATTTCTTTTCTGCATTGATCGAATCAACTGCTGGGTCGTACATTTCCAGAACATATTCCACACACAGGGTCCCGAGATAGGTGTTCGCGGGAATCGCCGCCGAAACGGCCAGGTACAGCTGTCCTTGTGTGGCCAATCGGATGTCCCCACCATAATATTTACAATAATAGGCATCGATTGGATCTTCCTCGATTTTGCAGTCGAGGGTTTGCACTTGCCAGATGGGTGCTTTGAGTGAGTCTCTAAACCCCATATACTCTTGTGTTACTTGTAAGAGCTGGTCTTCGGTGGCTGGCAATGCAATTGGGCCTCCATCTGCGCCATCAGTATCATAAGCCATAATGATAGATGCGTTTGTTGTGGAGGAAACATCGGGTTGCCAGAGGAACCGCAGTTTGGTGAACTTATATTTTTGGTTCTTCAAAGCCTCATAGTAGAGCCCGGTGTTAACGAAGGGTTGTGAAACAGGAGTCATTGCTAACTTCTTACACTGTTGTCCCGGCTGCAACCCAATTGGGCCGGAATTGACAAGGGATATAACATCTCCCCCTTCGATTCGACTACGTCCGTCCGCTCCGGTCTTCGTAATCTTCCTGTATGGTTTGAACTGTGCACCCATTTTCACAGGGACACTGGAAGTATTTTTCAGGTCGTACTTCGGAATAGTTCGGATCTTCTCCTTCTTCTCTTCCTTCCCGCGGTTCTTCACAGGTTTAATTTTCCGCCGTGCAGTTTCGCGAACCACGACTGGGGCGCGAACACGGTTTGTGTTTACCTTCATTTTCGCTAGCGGTGCGATGGCCATCTTCGTTGGCGGGTTCGCCGTAGAAGATTGCTTTGAGGTGTTAGATGATTGTTTGTTGTTGTTGTTGGATTTAAATTGATTCATGTTGGGTCGTTTGCGACCATTACCCAGACACAAGATCAGGACATGGAAATACCGAAATCGTAAGTAGTACCCCCAAATGGTCCCGTAACAGGCGTCATCTCTATGGAACGCTCGATCAGCTGTGCACAAATTGCGCACGTAGTCATCAGCTACCGAAAATGCCGC